TACTCGTACGGTGACTGTCCCTTGCCGGCGCCACGCTTACGGATTCCCACGGGTTGCAGACCGGCGCGATTGATCCAGGTCCACACCGTGGTCGGGGCCACGCCGAAGAAGCGGGCGGCCTCGGCCACGGTCACCGTCACGTCGTCGACACCGGGCATCGCTCACTCCTGTACCCGGATGCTGATCGCGGTGTGCGCCGGCAGGACGTCGATGCTGGTGTGTGTCGGCCACGCGGGCAGCGCGTTGACGTTCTCCCAGAGGTGACAGTTCCTCGCGTCGACTCCCACGTAGACCAGCTCCAGCGGGATCTCCGTCCCGTTCGGCATGACCGCCCGTGCGTTGACAGGTGGATCGGGCTGTCCGCCTGACACCACGTGCGTCACCTCCGACGACTTCTTCCCCCAGCCCATCGACCTCTTCCCTTCGTCGTAGGCCCAGACGATGGCGGCGCCGACCCAGGCCAGCACCGCGAGCCCGCTCCACACCCGACCCTCGGAGATCAGCGAGATCGCGAGCAGGTTGGTCCCGCCCAGCACCACCAACGCCCGGACCAGTCGCCAGATCATCACTTCACCGTGGCGTACACGTCGTCGAGATACACGTACCCGTGCTCCCTGGACCGATGCACCCGCATCGCTCTGTCCGGGCTGAGCCGCTCACCACAGTCCGGGCACTTCTTCGGCTGGCTCGGCACGCGGGCGCCGTGCTTGGCCTGCACGTGGGCGACCAGGTTGTCGCGACGGGTCTCCGCTCCGCACAACCGGCAGGTCGACCTGCCCCTGCCCCACTTGGTCGCGCGATGCTCCTGCTCGTCGGACGGCTTTGGCTTCGGTGCCGGCTTCGCCACCTGGTTCTCCGTCCGCAGCACCGGCTCCCCCTCTTTTGGGACCGTGGTGCCGCACCTGGTCATCGTGCGGCGCAACGCCTCCACAGGTTCGCCGTGCTCCGCGCACAGATCCAGGCCTCGCGCCAACGCCACACCTTTGGCGCCGACCATCTTCAGCGTGACCACGTGGCGGCTAACGGCCGGCTCCATCCTCTTGAAATCGTGGTGGCATACATCGCACCAGGCGATCAGCTTCAACTCCTGCATGTCACGGCCCAACGAGGTCGAGTACGGACAGGATGCGTAACGTTCCCCGATCGGCGCCGTTAAGCCTGCCGAGACCTTCGACGAGGTAGCCCTCGGCGTAGCGGTAGGAGTTGGTAACCACTTCGCCGGACCGATCGAGCACGCGGTGCCGCGACGAGTCGCACCGCGTGCATCGGAGTATCTGGTCGAACCCACGCCCGACCCGCGAAGCGGTGTGTGGCGCCCATGAATGACCGTAGTCTCTACAGTGGACCTGCTCGACAGTCATCCCCTTGACGGCTGTCTCCACCTCGGCGCGGCGTGTCTTCGCTGCCATAGTTTCCCCTTACTGCGGCCTGCTGCACTCGGCGCAGTCACGGAGGGGATGGAACTTCATCATGATCATGCGATAGCAGTCAGGCCTGGTCTGGTCGGTCGGCTTGGAGCAGACCGATATCCCGGCGATACGGGCGTGGCCGCCCGCTGCGGTGCCGCATCGACGCCGGCAGTGCGCGCACTCGCGGCCTGGTAGTTCCGTGGTGTTCGCGTAAGCCGCTGTCATTGCTGCACAACCTTTTGCGTTTGCCGACGCAACATCGGCAGTTGAGAGTGCGGCCATTCGGTACCGCAGGTCAAGCACTGCGCGTATTCATCGGCGTGTCGGGTGAGGACAGTGGGCTTGTCGCACTCCGGACACGCCACCATCAGGCTGCGCGGCTCGGTCGACAGGCACTGCACCACCAGCCGGCGGTACACCGTCCACACGTCGAGCACATAGTCCCCGGCGAAGTCGGTGGTAGCGAACCTGTGGTCGTAGGCCTGGAGTGTGCGCACCGCCATCAGGAACCGCTTACCCATGGTGTAGCCCAGCGGCAGCCCCTCCCGGCCCTGGCGGGACAGCGCCCAGTTGGCCCAGCCCCGCAGCCGATCCACCGCCCACGTCAAGGTGTCGAGCGCGACCAGGTTGATCGGCACTCCCGGATCGACGGCGGCGACGTGGATCTGGTTGATATCCACGATCCGCGAGCCCGGCGTGAGCATGGCGTAGGTCATCACGTAGAGGTCGGGCAGCGCGGTGAGCTGGCCGCGCCGGTCTTCCCAGCAGTCCTCGCACACATCGTGGCGGCGGTAGACCTCGGCGTGGCAGCGGGGCATGAGGCACTCGTAGGTGTTCATCACGCCTCCCGCAGTCGACGGGCCGGCGGGTTGGTGAGGTACTCGGCCAGCCGCAGGAACGTGGCGGGGTCGTCGCGGAACCAGCCGACCATCCGGTTGCACGGCTTGCACAACAGGCCGCGCACCTCGCCGGTGGCGTGGTTGTGGTCCACCGCCAGGCGGCGGATCAGTCCGGTGGAGCGCTGGCACCCGGCGCAGCGCGCACCCTGCAACCAGTAGAGCCGCATGTAGTCGCCCTCCTCCAGGCCGTACCTCGCCTGCACCGCCCGCTCGTGGCTGGCCGCGTTGCGGCGCTTGACCACCTGGCGGTGGTGCGTGGCGCACCGTGGTCCGGGGTACGGCGCGGGCCTGTTGGTCATCACGCCTTCCGTCCGGCAGTCCTTGCAGAGATCCATCCCAACCCCCCGTTACAGCCAGGGCCAGTGCCACTGGCCACCCAGTACGTTGACCAAGTTCAATCCGATGTAGATGATCCCGATGGCGAGCCCGATGATGGCCCCGCCGATGAAGAAGAGCGCGAGCGCGATCAGCTCCAGCGCGGAGTGGTCGTCGACCATCGGCCGGCGGCTCATTTCCACGCCGCCCAGTCGGCGCCGGCCCAGCAGATCACCAGCACCACGAGGACACCGACCAGCCAGATCAGCACCCGCTCCTCGTCCTTCACGGTGAGCTCCTCTCACTTCCACCAGGGCTTGATGAGTGGTGCCGCCTCGGCCGGCGGGCACCAGATCCAGCGCTGCTCCCACGTCCGCTCGATCAGCCAGTAGGCGCGGTACAGCAGCCACCGGGGGGACCGGTCAGGGCCGCGCTCGACGAACTCCAGGGTCGAGCCGGGGAAGGCCTCCAGCACCAGCCGCTCGGCACGCTGAGCCAGCCGCTCGGCGAGCTCGGCCGACATGGGGTGCCAGCCCAGACAGTCCGGGCAGCACCCCCCGGTGCGCTGACGAGGGCGCGCCCACAGCGTCGGCGCCTTGCACCCGGTGCAGGTGCGCTGCTCGCGGAGAAGAACGAGCTGCTCGTCATTCTCCTGCTCCGTCCGGATTACTTTCTGCTTCTTTTCCCCCGTCATTTGCGCCCCCGTAATAGCGCGGATCGTGAGCCAGACAACGAATAAGCCAGTACGGCTTTCCGTATCGGTTGACGTTGATGGTTGCCGTGCAGACCTCGCAGACCAGCTCGGCATCGGCGAGTTTCTGGTCCCGCTCCAGATCCGAATCGGTTTCAGCAATGTCCGGTTTGGCCGATCCCACTTCCCCACTACCCCGCGCAGGTGAGTAGTCAGCCTTAGTAGTTCCATCGCTGGTGAAGTGGTGAAGTGGGGGAGCGGGCGGAGTCTCGGGCCTGGCCCACCTCACGCTGCGGTTACCCTCCGGTCCAATGAGCTTGGTCAATCCGACCTCAGCCCTGGCCCGCTCCAAGGTGTTTTTCGAGAAGCCCTCCGACTTGGCCAATTCAAGTATTTCCTGCCACGTCATCGGACCGTCTTTAAGAATGTCCAGGAGAAAGTCGCCGGCCAGATTGCGGAGCTTCCTCTTCGAGCGAAGCTCATCGCTGGCATCGCTCGGCTCACGCCGGCCCGGACCGTCCAGCGCCTGCTGTGCGGTGAGCTTGACCTGCTCGCCCCACCGGATGTACGGCACGTCGCTGGCGTTGACCTCCACGGTGTAGGTGATGGCGTCGGGCTTGCGGGCGAGGTTGTTCTTCACGCAGCTCATCACCCGCGTGGTCTGGTCTTCACCTTCGGTGATCAGGAAGGTGGACCGGGCGGCGCCGATAAAGGCGATGCTCCCGCCACCCCTATAGGTAGCCTTCGATCCCGAGCCGCCCTTGTTCAAGTGCCTCACCAAGATCACCGCGACGCCCAGGTTGCTCGCCAGCAGCTTCAAGGGTTGCAACGCCCGGCGGACACTGGCGTCGTTATGCGAATCCGTCTCGGATGCGAGGAAGGCCATTAACGGATCGAAGATGACCACTTTAATGCCGTGCCGCATCACCGCGCGGGCCACTGAGTCGAGCCCGTCCTTGAAGGTGAACGGGTCGGCCGGCGTGACCCCGTGAACCATGAGGTGGATCTTCGAGCGGTCGCCACCCGCCGCGATGATCCGTGGGATCAGGGTGTCTTCAAGATCGTCTTCGGCGCTGACCATCAGGACCGGGCATGGGCCGAGCCCGTTACTGCCGTCCGGCATCTTCATGCCGGTGGTCCACCGGGCGGCCAGGTCGATCGTCATGATCGACTTCCCGTCGCCCGGATCGCCTTCGACGATGCCGATCTTGCCCATCGCGAAGTGCCCCCTCCAGGCCCACTCCAGCTTGCGGGGCTGGACCTGGGAGGCGAGGTAGGACCCGACGTCTTCGGCCGCCTGGAGCGGTTCTAGAGCCTCTAGCCCATAGCCCGCGTCGAAGGCGTCGGACAGATCGTTGCCCACCCGGGAGTGCACGAGCTGCACCGAGCGGGCCACGCCCTCCAGCCGGCGGGCCTTGTCCCGCGCGAACTCCCGCCCTACTTGATCATTGTCCGCCACCACGATCACATCGGCCCCGCGCAGCGCTTCGAGGTACTGCGGCAGCAACGTGGAGCCGGCACCTTCGCACGTGGTGACCGAGGGGATACCCCGCGCCGTGCAGTTGTCGACGTCCTTCTCGCCCTCCACCCAGAAGATCGACTTGCCGTTCGTCAGCGCCCACGGCACGCACAGCCAGTTGTAATGCACCCGCTCAGCCGGGGGCGGCAGAAAGCCCTGATACCTGAACGTCTTCGGGTTGGCCCACCGCTCCTTTGTGTACTTGACGCTGCCGTCCAGCTCGGTGTAGACGTAGTCGCAAACCTTGTACGGCATGCCCATCAGGTCGGCGCCGGTCAGGCCCATGCATTCAATGACCCGCTCCTGGGTGCAGGTCTTCTGGCAGTGCACCAGGATCTTGCCGTGCTCGGCCAAGGTGACCGTCAGCGAGTTGTGGTGGTCGTCGTGCTCGGGTACCGGGCACCGGGCCGAGATGCCGGAGGGTTGATGGTGGACCCCGTCAAGTCGGGCCAACACTGAGTCAAGGTCCACCATCCACCCCCCGAGATGTCGCACCGCGATGAAGATCTGCCCTCTGTCTACTTAGTACGGTGGAGTCTCGACCGGCGGTGCGGCGGCAGCCGACGCCTGGAGCGAGGCCATAGTCGCCGAGACTGGTGGCGGTGCCGCTGCGGGCGGAGCGACCGGTGGTGCCGGCGCGGCCCAGGGAGCCGGCTCGGTAGACAGCGGCGGAGGCGCCGTGACTGGTGGCGGTACCGGAGGCGCGGTCGGCATGGCAGGTGGCGGGGGCGGTGGTGCTGCCGGCGCTGGCTGGGAAGCCTGGGCCGGGCGACCACGGCGACCCTCCTCGGCCTGGAACGTAATGCTGGCCAGGTGCTGCAACTCCTGCAACCGTCCGGGGTGCTGCGCCAGCCAATACTGCGCCCACTGCTGATCGGTGTCGGTCAGCTCGGGAGAGATCGACAGCATGTCGTTGCTGCCTCTGCCCTTTTCCGCGAGCACCCGTCCGAGCACTACGTTGCCGGCCTCACCTCGGAGCTGGGCGACCACCTTCACCGCGAACATCAGAACGTCAAGCCACTCTTCGCCGGTCTCCACAATCACCACGTTGGCCCGGACAGTCGGCGCGGTGTTCTGCCCGATAGGCCAGTCCTCGTGCGTGCCGCCCGGTGTGATCAGCAGCAGCCGACCGACGTAGTTGGCGAGACTGAAGTTGCTGGCCGGCGCTGATGCCGGCTTCCAAGGAGCGGTCATCGCCGCCCTCCTCTCGTTGCAGGGCACGACCGAGAAAGGTCGGTCGTGTGTGCGTCGTACTGCGCGCAGAAAGCGCAGTGCCGTCCAGGACTAGCGGGAACAGTGGCAGGGTCGGTGCCGCGCAGCCGGTTCACCCGATCGATCGCGGTGTCCACAAGCTGGCGGTTGATCACCGCCCGCCACACCCAGGAGTTATCCAATGTGGAATCTTTGGGGAAGAAGTTCAGCGCGACCGCCTGCGGTTGCCAACCGTCAGCAGCGAGTGCCGCCGCGTTGTGCTGCACCTGCACCACGTAGCCAGCGGGCACGCCTTGGCGGCGCATGCTGCGGATCTTCGCGATCGTGGTGGTCTTCCAGTCGGTGACCGTGGCGGTGTCCAGGTCGAACAGATCCCCGTGACCGAGCACGTCCCGATAGGTGCAGCCGTACTCAACGAGGTAGCGAAAGCGCCGGGTGTTGAATCGGTCGAACTCCTGCGCCATCCACAGGTGCAGGCCGGTGCCGAAGATCGCGGCCATCGGGTCACCGGGGTTGGTTACCGGCGCACCGGACAAGCGATAAGCGATACGCCGGTCACACTCCCAGCCGATCTCACTGCTGCCGATCTCGGCCTGCATTGAGCGCCGGTTGGTGCCAAAGCCGTACCGCACCAGCTCGCGGTAGCGGCGAGCCAGCATCAACGACTCGGGCGGATCGGGTGGGTACTCATCGACTGTCTTCGCGGCGTGCCACAACTCAGTCACAACACGCTCCCGTCTTCCTCGGTGGCCGCAACCGCAGGCTCGATCGGCTCGTTAGTTCGATCAGGAGCGGGAAGCACCACGGAGGGATCGCTGATCGTGTTGTCGGCATCGGAGGACTCGTCCTCAAAGGGCAGCTCGGGCTGCACCCAGTTGCCGGCCCCGGTCATGGCGCCCCCTCGTGCCAGCGGTACTTGTAGTGCCGGGGCGGTCCCCAGATCTCCAGCGCGTAGAAGCCGTCCTCCGCGTCCAGGGCCTCAGGCAGGGTGACCGGACGGTCGTGGGTCTGCTCGGAGCGCCAGCCGTCGAGCGGGCCGGCGACGAACTCCACGATGATGGTGCGCACCGCGCTAGCCATTCGTGTCACCGGGCAGTTCGCGCCCGACGATGAGGCGGATCTCCTCCTTCTCGGCCTCCACCCGGTACTGCTCGTAAAGCCCGGGGTTCGCCTCGGAGAACGCCTCGTAGTCGAACCGCCTCGGCCGGTTGCGGGCGACGGTCACCACGGGGTAGCCGTTGAACATCCCCGTGTCGAAGCCGTCGAGCACCTTGACCAGCCACTCGCGCACCCTGGCCCGCTCGTCGGTGTAGTGCTTGATCGTGCGGCCCAGGTCGCGGTATCTGCGCACCTGCTGGAGCACGTCGAGATCTATGGTGATCTCGCGAATGTCCTCTGGCGTGGTCATGGCGCCACCGCTTCCGGCAGCAGCGGCGTGCGCCCCTGCCTGGTGTTGGCGACAAGGAAGCGTTCGTACGCCTCCTCCGGAATGAGGATCTTGCGGCCCACCCGGACCGAGCCCAGCTCGCCGCTGTCGACCAGCCGGTAGACGGTCATCTTGCCGACGCCCAGCCGCTGCGCCACGCCGGCCACATCCGTGTATTCAGTGCTCTTGAGTCTCTTAGCTCTCATTAGTCACCCCCCGTAGTCGTGTGTCTCAGACGACCACCGGAGTCCAGCTAACACCTCTGACCAGGGGAAACGTGCGGAAACCCGTAACTCACTTCTCGTCCCACGCGTTACATACGGTGACAATGAAATGAGTGAGATGGGCGGTCGGTCGTGACCGCCGAGCCTGTCCCGAATCAGGCTCTTCCCTTTGCCCCGTAAGGGATTAGTGGTTCAGCCTCTTCGCACAAACCCGGCCCCCGTCGTCGTCACCTGCCAGAAACGCGACGGGGGCCGGGGAGACCAGGAGCCGCGTGAGCAAACGACAACGCGCCGAGCGATTCTTCGACCGGGCCGAGACCGACAGCATTGTCCAGAAGGGACACCGAGCGATCGAGATCCTGGCCCCGCTGTGCAGCGACAATCATCCGGAGCGCAATCCAATGCGCCAGCTCCAGCTCTACCGCAAGCACACGCAGCACCTGCTCAACTGGGTGCTGGCGATCCTCCGCGTCAACAACGAACTAAGGTCTATGTCGCTGCTGGAGACGCCCAACGAACATCTCGCCTGGGCGCCCGAAGAGGACCACGCGCTCGTTGAGGACCGGGCCAACGGAACGCCTATGCACGTTATCGCCAACAACCTCGGCCGCACGCCGGCGGCATGCGCGACCAGGCTGAGCACCCTCACCGGAATACCACGGCCGGATATCGTCAGCGCCTACATCGACGGCACCCTGGACTCGATACCGGTGCGTGGCGTCTTCCATGGCCGCCAGGCCAAACTGGATTAGCTCGCGCTCGCCCCGTTGAGAAAGCCTCAGCCCCGCACCTGGATCGGTACGGGGCTGAGGTGAATCCGATTAGCGTCAGGCTGTGGCTTCCCATCCAGAGTTGTCGTGGTGCATCGGAATGACGTTCGGCATCAGCGAGTTGATATCACGCGCCGGGCGCTTCATCAGGTTGTCCTTCAGCTTGTTGTAACCCTCGCGGTTCTTGGTGTAGAGCTGCGTCGTGACAACCGTCTTGTGTCCGCAGAACGCCTGCGCCGCGTCAAGGCCGTACTCGTCGGCGATGTAGCACGCCGCCGACCGCCGCCAAGAGTGGGTACCCGTCCCTTCGTTGGCGCCGATCCCGTACTTGTCGAGCATCTTCCGCACGTCCATGTTCACGGTCTCCTTCGAGGAGATCCGCTCCATCATGAGAGGCCAGGTGGCGGGGTCGGCGTAGATGCCCATCCGTGAGTTGACACCTGTGATCTCCTCGCCGAACTTGCGCGACGCGACGATGTACCACTCGGGTCGGGGAATGCCGTAGTTCTCCGTCACCCAGCGACGGTAATACTTCAGCTCGGCTTCGATGTCCGGGTAGAGCGGCGTCTTCACGTGCTTACCGTTCTTGACATCCCAGAAGACGATGTCCTCGTCGAGAAGTTTGATGTCGCCCCATTGGACGCGGACAACCTCGGAGATACGCCGGCCGCAGTAGAGGCCGAACGCCACCGCCATCCGCACTCGGGGGTGTATGGACTCTGCGAGCTGGAGCAGCGTGGGCCATTCGTCAGGCCGGAAGATGCGATGGTCGGCGCCCTCTATGACGCTCTCCTTGCCGGGCTCCCACAGCGATTTCATAGCGAGGTCGACGTGGTCGACCATGTAGTCCTCTTCGATCAGCCACCGACCGAAGTGCCGCAGGAATACCTTGGTCTGGTTTCTGGCGTTGGCGGTGACGCGGCCGGGGCGCATCCGCATACCGTTCTGCTCGCGCCACGCAACCTCTTGCAGGGTCGGCTCGTTGACCACGGTGTCATAGACCTTTCGGAAATCCTTGCTTCCGAGGGTCCACACACAACGATCGGCGCCAAGTCTCCAGACCATAAGCCGGACGATAACCATGCGGGAGTTGAGAGTCGCCTTAGCTTGCTGGCTGCCCTTGCCGGTCTTCTCGTAAATGCGGGCGGCCTCGCCCAGGGTGATGGGCGTGAGGTGCTTAGGACACGCAGGAGTGCGTGACATCGGGGGTGTCTCCTGTCGTCGGAACTGGTTACGTACCGCGACAGGAACCTCAAGCGGCTGATGTCCACCTTATCCGGATAAGACGGATGGGTCAGCATATTGGTTAATACATCGATGCTTTGTTGACCTTGTTTGACCAGGCAATATGCATCAACGTCGCTTCGATTCCTGTGCGCGTGGAGACGATACCCAGACGCGACAACGGCTCACATCAGCCGAACGTACACAGAGGTCCCGCGCACCGAGCGTCACCACCAGTAACATGACGCCATGGATGAAGCCGCTGAGCGCGTGGTGATTCAGGTCGTGATGCTCAACAAACTCCGACCGCACTTCGAGGCGTGGCTTCACTCCATTGGGATGGACCTCGCGCCAATACCGGACGCCGCCGAGATCACGCCACCGAGACCTGACGACCTGCCGACGTACATCGTGATTCCCGACCTTGAGCAGACCGAGGAACTCATGGCGAGGCGTGACGAATTGATGCAGCAATTGGATGACTCATGAAACGAGCGATCGTAGTCACGCTGGAACGGCTGTGCGCCTGGCTGGATCTGGTGCCACGCCGATACGAGAGACGCTGGTGGCGGTACGGCGATTGGGGCTGTCAGCTCGGACTCGCCAAACTCTCTGCTCGCCTTGATGAACGCTGGAATGCCGGCGGCTGGCACACGCCATAATTCAGCAATCGCTCGATCGTTTACGTAGGCGTGAACAGATGCATTTGGCCGGGCTGCCAGACCGTGGGCGTGGTTTCCATGGACGTCGTGATGTCAGAGGAAGAGACCATCACCGTCGCCCTATGTCAGCCCCATCTTGATGAAGCTCGGGCGGACCGCAAAGAGGGGAAGGCACCCGCGCCCATTCGGTGCGAGTGGGGCCAGACCGTGGTGACAGAGGAAGATGACGAGCCGTGCGGTAGCCAGGCCGTGCGACGAGTAGCGCTGCATCATCTGGCTGGCGCAACGTTTGAACTTCAGGTTTGCGCCGCACACGAAGCGCGGGTGATCGAGCTAACCAATCCGCATACAACATAGTCCGCGTTATGCGCGGGAGCCGGCGCCCGGTCGCTGTTTCATGCGCCGGTTTCGCAAAGGACGGTGACGGGATCTCCCCGCCCACCATGGCGACCGGACGCCGGGGCTTTTAGGGGCATTGGCTGTACTGGTGAAGCCACACGGTGATACCGTCCCGGGCGGCTTTGGCCGCCTTGAAGTCCAGGTACACCACGCCCACCTCGGTAGCGCCTTTCGGCTGGCCCAGCTTGAGCACCACGCGGTTGTCGGCGGGCGCACACAGAGGCTTCTCCCGCTGGTCCAGGACGCGGATACCCAACGCTATCCAGACGATGGCCAGCGCCGTCCAGGCGGCCCACAGAAGCACTCTCGCGTTCATCGCTACCCCAACCATCAAAGGAGCGACGACGGCCTCCCATGCTCCCGCACAACCGACCACGAAGCGCCGCCGTCGTCCCTTCGCCTAACGGCGGGCGACCGGTCGGGTTACGCCCCGGCATTGCGTGAGCGGCATTCACGGCCCAGGCTGAGGATTACTCCCATCTCGCGTGGTCGCGGGGAGTACGCGCGGGCGGTTCTTGCAGGGCTCAACCGCCCGCGCCACAAAGCGAAAAGAGCGGGCTCATCTCATCCCCCACGGAGGTGGGGACGAGATGAGCCCGCAGGCATTACGGCGTCAGTGTCGTCTCGGCGACCTGGTTGAAATAGGCGGCGTGCATGATGAGCTGGCTGTTGGCGGGAATGGTCCGCGACGGAATCGAACCCGAGTTGATCGCGATATCCGACACCGCCGGCCAGCCGATGGTGACGAACACAGCGGTGCTGGCTAGCCGCGCGTCCATACAACCGGTCCATGTTGTCAGCGCCGGCCGCAGCACCGCCGGCAGGCCGGTGCCTATCACCACGCCTGCGGACAGGGAGCCATCCGCGAGAAAGGTAATCGCGGCGTTGTACGTGCCGATCAGATCGATCGTGACCATCTTGTTCATCGCGATAGCGCGGAAGAACGTAATGGTCCAACCCGCGCCCGGTGTGATCGTGCTGTACTCAGTGCCGGTGTAGGCCTCGGATATGTACTGCCCGGACCACGACGGCAGGTAGCCGAAGTTGGTGTTGCCGGTGCTGATGCTCTTGCTGTAGGCGTCCACCCCGTCGGCGGACGCGGAGTCCAGCGGCGCCGGCATCTTGGTGAACGTCGGGATCGGGGTGAAGGTCATACGATCCACACCGCCTCAAAGTCGATGCTCCAGGTGGCCGGGAAGGTGTAGCTGATCTGGGTGGCACCCCGCAGCACGATCGCCCCCGCCGTGTTGATGTAGGTAGCCAGGAACGGCCCTTTCACCGTGCGCGCCCAGAAGAACACCTCATAGGTCGGGCGGTAGCCGGCAGTCAGCGTGGCCATCGTGGTCGACGTGATCACCCCGCTGGCCGTGGAGACCAGCGCCGTGCCGGCGGTCCGGCTGATCGTGCCGTGCAGCACGTGCAGGTCGCCGCGCTCGAAGAGGTAGGTGCTGGTGCTGACCGTGAAGTTGGTGGCGGCGGTGATGAACGCGGTCGCCGGCGTCCACCGCACCGCCTCGAAGTCGTCCTCCAGATCGGTGGACCAGTTCTTCAGGACGTTGAAGTTGGCGTCGGTGGTGGCCCCGATCTGCGAGCCGAACACCACGGGGTAGTCCGGCGACTGGGAGTTGAGCACCGGCGGCGTGACGGTGAACACGGGTGGCGTGGCAGGCATTGGCTGCTCCTCACGGGACGACGCTGGTGATCGGCGCGAAGTAGGTGATACAGAAGCAGAAGCCAGGGTTGACCGCAGCCAACGTGGCCGACATCCCGTTCAGCGTGATCACCCCGGTGGCCGCCACGATGTTGAGGCTCGCAGCCACACCGGTGCCGTTGAAGCCCTGGGCGACGATCTGCGTGTCGTAGGTGGGCCGCAACGCGACGTTGGTGATGGTGGCGTAGGCCAGGCCCGGTGACACCGCGCCGGTGGCGCTGGACGTGATGGTGCCGACGTAGGTCAGGGCCACCTGGAGCTGCACCAGGCGCCCGACGCGGCGGGCCACGTTGTACGCGCCGGCCAGCAGCGTCCACCCGGACGCCGGCGTGAGCCAACTGGAGCTCGTGGTGCCCAGCGTCAGGCAGTTCTTCACCTGGGTGGCCCACGTCTTCGTGGCGGCGAAGTTCGCGTCGATGCCGCTGGTCAGATCGTTGAACGGCGCCAGCGCACCGCTGCGGGCGCTGCCGGTCGGCCCCGCCTTGAGCGGAGTGATCGGGATCGGTGCGGTCATCGGTGACCCTCCCAGGTGAAGTCGATCGGCTGCGCGCACGGGCCGCAGACGACATCGGGTACCGGTTGCTCGGCGTTGGTGTAGACCGTGCTCATCACGGTCACGCCCCGGTTCTCGCAACCCGGCGTGTGGCAGACGGTCGGGACGACATCGACGTCATACGGCACGCCGCGACCGTCGAGCAGCCGCCGAGGCGGCTCGGCCTCGCGTCCACCCACACCGGAGGTGGCCAGCATCTGGATGGCGTGCCACTGCGAGGTGACGGTGGCGGTGGTCGCCGTCGCGTCGCGGTGGTAGGCGGCGGCGGCGAAGCTGTCTATGTCGGCGGTGGAGGTGTAGGAGTAGTACGACGAGGCGCCGGCGATGCAGCACACCACCATCGGCCGGTAGGTGAACCGCCGGGTCGCGAGGTTGACCGTGGTCTGCTTGGCGGAGGCGTTGCTGAAGATCAGATCCACCTCGCCGCACTGGGTGGCGAACGGCGACGGCCGGTAGGTGGCCACACCGCCGGCGTCGTAGCCGACGCAGTTGAGCTGGCCGCCGACGCCCAACGTCCACCGCGCTTTGATCACACCGTCGACCGAGATGTCGCAGCCGCCGCCGTTGCTGTCATACGCGGTGGCGTACCACGACACGTGGTAGTCCCCCTCGGCGCCGAGGTCGCGCCGGTTGATGAACTGGAAGGCGCCGGTGGTGCCGTAGTCGCCCAGGTAGATGTGGTTGCGCTGCCACCCGACCGCCGGATTGTCAACGTCACTGGGAATCACCTTGCCGAGCACAAACCAGATGTCGCGCTCGTTGTAGATAGCCACCCAGTCCCCGGGGGAGAGGTAGATGCCGGCCAGGTAGTTGAGGTCCATGTCGATCCCGCCGACCGTGACGGTGACGAACCCGAGGGTGGCGTTGACGCTGACCACCGGCCCGAACCGGACCGTGCCGGTGTTGGCCTGCGCGTCGCGCGCACCCGACACGGCGATCGCGTCCACCATGGTCATAGGCGTGGTTGCCATGTGCATCCCTCCGGAATCTGCAACGGCGACGGCTCGAAGATCACCCTGCCGTGCTCGCTGGTGGCCGCCGCCGGCGTCAACGTCTGGTAGAGCGTCATCGACATCGCCGAGTCGGGATCGAGCGGCATCTCCAGGCTCTGCACGAAGTACATCTTGTCGAGCTTGAGCCGAGACGAGAACACCCGCACCACGTCACCCACGTTGAGGCGCGGGTTGGGGATGCAGGTCACCGACACCTGGTCGACTTTGGCGATCGAGTTGGCGCCCAGCGTGGCGGCCAACGCCTCGGCGCCGGCGGTGGAGTTGGGGTAGTCAGGGTCGAGTCGCTGTCCACTGAAGAACGCGGTGACCACACCGTAGGGTCCCTGGTACCAGGTCGCCGATGAGGTGTTCTCGTCGAGCCACTCGCCGTGCGCGGGCTCGGTACCGCCGACCGGTTCACTGTCGACCACGATCCAGTTGGCCACGTTCTGCCGGTTGGTGCCGATCGTGGTGGTGATCAGCACACCGCTGTCGCCGCCGTCAACGATCCACACCGGCTTGGTGGTGGCCGAGATGACCGCCGGCAGCTTACGCAGGTGAAAGCGCCCCAGCGAGTCGGCGAACCATTCGTTTCCGGCCAGCTTCACCAGGTAGTCCAACGCGTCGCCGCGCTCCTGCTCGAACTTCAGACCGTTGGGCGTGGTCACATTGGTCGGTGTGTCCTCCAGGATCACCGGCCCGCCGGCGCTGAGCCACGCATTGGCGATGAGATCCATCGCGGCGGCGTTGACGTTGGCGCCGCCCTCCACCTCGTACGGCGCCGGGAACCGGTAGTCGAGCACGGTCGCCGCCAGGTCGGAGCACTGCAACGCCACCCCGTCGAGCGATCGGTCCAACGAGTCGATGCGCCCGGTGAAGATCTGCTCGGACTTGACGGTGTTGTCGGCGTAGCGGATGCCGCGCCACAGCTTGACGATCGACCCGTACGGGTTGAGGCGCGGCGCGAGGATCGGGTCGGTCAGCGCGCTCGGGTCGATGGTCAGGTTGGCGGTGCGACGGATAGAGGAGTTGCGGTCGGCGCTGACCGAGCCGCTCACCACGTTGAGCGGCCCGACCAGTGCGTCGTTGTACCAGAGTTGAGCCTCCACGTAGACGCGATGGGAGTCCATCAGGGCGTCCAGGAAGCGGTCGTTGTATCGCGGGGCGCCCATGACGTACCCCCTAGCTCGGCGAGGTGGCCCCCGCCGGTAGCGCCTTGAGCTGGTCCCAGGTGAGGTTGGCCGCGTAGAGGTCGGCGAAGGTGGCCCACGAGGTGCGTACGTCCTGCCACCGCTCGGTGGGCACGCCGGTGATCAGCGAGACCGGCCGGTCGACCATGAGGAACGGCAGCGTCCACCGGCGCAGCCAGTCGGAGGCGACCGGATCGGGCCGCTCCTCGGTGACGTCGCCGACGTGGACGTAGACGTTGCCCAGGCCGAAGGTGGGCGGCGAGGCCAGCAGCAGGATCTGGCCCCGCCGCACCAGGGTGAGCATCCGTGAACGCTCGGTCTCGGTGTAGGTGTGCGCGGTGAAGTCGCCCGACATGCCCTCTCGGACGGCGCTGACCACAATCGGATGGCGCCGGTCGATGATGTTGAACACCCCGGCCCGTGCGGCGCGGGTGGCGGCGGGCAGACCCTCCACGTAGTCCAGCCGCAGATCGTCGCCCGGCGAGGCCGGGTCTTTCAGCCAGGTGCGGCCGAAGCTCTGCAACGTCTGCGGCTTGGCGGTGGTCACCGTCTCCGCGCCGACCGGGGTCACCTGGTCGGCGCGGTAGCTGATCGCCACATCGAATGGCGCCTCGTGGTCTTCGATGGTTCCCTTGCCGGCGACCAACTTGAAGTTGTCGCCGGCCCGCAGGATCGTCTCCCCCCCGTCGGCGGTGATCCGCACCACGCGGATCACTGTGACCGTGGAGGTGAAGGTGTAGGCGAGGACCACCTTCGCGTTGACCTGATCGAAGGTCGACACAACAGTCGCCACGTCACACCCCCTTGCGGCCGGCGTAGATGGCCCGCGCCTTGGTCTCGTCGGTGCGCTGCTGCTCCACCCGGATGATGTCGGTGATCTCGCGGGTGCCGAGGAAGACCTTCACGTAGGTCGCCTCGTTGCGTGCCGCCCGGTCGGCCAGCGCGCCGGGTCCCACCGTGGGAATCCGGATACGTGGCGGTGCCAGGTTGGCCGCCGGTACCGAACGCATCGCGTCCATCAGCCGGCCGACCTGCTTGACCGCGCGGCTCTGCATGCCGGCGACGCCCTGGTTGTAGCCGGCCACGGTCATGCTGCCCAGCGAGGCGTACACCTGCGACGGGCTCTTGATCTTCAGCTTGACCTTGACCTGCTTGTACACGTAGTCGATAAGCGCGGTCATCTCCTTGCCGGCCATGTCGCGCATCGACTGGATGCCCTTGATGTAACCCTCCACCGTGGCCTGTCCCACGCCGAAATAGTTGGTCGCGGCGGTCTCGGTGGCCTTGTCCGCCTCGGTACCGATAGAGGCGAACGAGGCGCTCCACTGCTTGAGCTGCTCGTCGGTGGCCGCTGCCCCGGCCTTGACCAGGTTGCCGGCCTGCTCCGGTCCGGCCATCAGCCACTGCGCCGCCAGCTCTTTGGACAGACCCCGCTTCTGAAGGTCGGCCAGGCCGGTGGTGAAGTCGAGCATCTGCTGCTTCAACGCGTCCAGACGCGCCTGCACCTCGGCCGGCGTGGGGATGAACCCGAAGTAGCCGACCAGATTCGAGCCAGCGGTCAGCGCGTCCTTGGCCTTGGCCCTGAAGTCGACGATCTGCTGGAGCAGGTCGGTGTACTTCTTCTGCCGACCGGCCAGGTAGTCGTCGAGCTCCTTGCCCGAGGTGAACTTCTTCATCTTGTCGGCGAAGCCCGGCAGCGCGGCGCCGACCCGCTTGGCCGTCTTCCAGAACTCGGTGTTCTTGCCGGCCATCTCGGTGAGCTTCTTACTGAAGGTCTTCGAGATGTACTTCGACACCTTGTCGATGTTCTTCTTGCCCGACGTGATGCCCTTGGCGATGTAGCGGGCGATCTCCTTGCCGGTGTTGTAGGCGGTGTCGCCTTTGATGAGGGTGAAGCCCGACAGCTTGGACAGCTCGGCCTTGAAGGTGGAGATGTAGCCGGCGGCGGTCATCTTGCCCTTTGTGGACGCCTTCTTTGTGGAGGTGTCGAACTTGGTGGTCACCGACTGGTTGTAGCCGGCCACGAACGCCGAGCCGGCGGCGATGCCGGCGGTCTTACCGCTCTTGGAGGCGCGGTTGAGGTTGAACGTTTTGTTCATCGCCTTGCCCACGTTCTTCTCGAACGTGGCGACGTCGACCTCGTTCTTCGCGTTGTACGCGGCGGCGCCCATCGCGTTGAGCGCGTTGATGTACTTCTCCGCACCCGAGATGCCGACGTTGACACCGTCGACCATGTAGTCGCCGATCTTCTGAGAGCTGGTCGCGATGGCGTCCCACGCCTTAGCGCCGGCCACCCCGTTGAGCCCGCCGACCATCTTGTCGGTGGCGTTCTTCGTGTCGGTACCCATGCCCGTGGCGTCGTCGCCGGTGAGGCCCATCTTCTGACCGAGCCACCCCAGCTTGTCGCCGAGCCAACTCAGCTTGTCGCCCAGCCACTTCAGCGGTCCGGCGAGATCCTCGAACTTCTTCTTGAGGTTGGCCAGCGCCTTCTGCGCCACCCACGAGATCCACTTACCGAGATCGGTAAAGAGCTTGGTGATCTCCCGCAGCGCCTCGGCCACCAGCTTGTTCAGCAGGCTGGCCAGCCACTCCAGCAGCTTCAGCAGCGGCGAGAGGATCACGAGCAGCGCGTCGAGGACGGGCACCAGGATCGCCGCCACCAGGTTGATGACAGGCGTCAGCGCGCCGGCCAGCGCCACCACCACCGTGATGATCGGGTTGAGGATGCGCAGCAGCAGCGCCATGAAATCGATGACGCTGGCGAACATCGGCGCCCCAGCGGTCAGCGCGGTGATCAGTCCGCCGAACGCGACGCCGAGCTGGGTGATCGACGCCTGCACAGCGGGGTCGGCGAGCGCGGCGTTGAACGCGTTGAGGAACGTCATCACCGCCGGCGCCACCGCTGTGGTCAGGTTCATCAGCGTGGCGAGCAGCATCTGCAACGCGGGGATCGCCGTCGTTGTCAGTGACGCCAACGTCGGACCGAACCGCAGGAACATGATGACGACCTGCTCCAGCAGCGGCTCGAACGCGGCCACGATGGTGTTCATCGCGAGGAAGAAGTTGCGGATCAGCGCCATGCCCTGCGCGGACGACGCGAGCGCCACCCACCGGTCCACCATGGCCCCGAGCAGAGTGACGAACTGCGCCACCGGCCCGAGCAGGCTGGTGATCCAGGCACCCATCAGCGAAGCCAGCGGCGGCAGGATCTGCATGATCTGGCCGAGGATCAACGCGATGGTGTTGAAGAACGTGGTCATCTGACCGCTCGCGGTCATCTGCGAGACCCAGGCACCGAACGCGTCGACCAGCCCCTGGACCGATCCCAGGATGGAGGTCAGCGCCGGCTGAGCGGCCACAGCCATGCTGAGCAGCGCCGGCCCGAGAACGTTGATCGCGCTGGCGAAGAAGTCCACAAGCTGCGCGCCCTGCGCGAACAACGTGTTGAACGCGGCGATCGCGCTCTGCGTGGAAACCAGCCGGACCAGTCCGGTGAGCAGTCGCCCCCAGGCGGCTGACACTGCCTCAATGCCGACGAAGAACTTCGGCAGGGTGTTGGTGACAAAGCCCTGGATCGCCTGCACGAAGCCGGTTCCGAGCACCGCCCAGATCGCGTTCTTCAGCCGCTCCAGCGAGACGAACAGAGTGCCGGTGTGCTTCGAGGTGTCCTCGAAGAGCTTTTGGAACCTGTCTCCCACCAGCAGCAACGGGCCGAACGCGGCGGCTGCGGCACCGAGGACTCCGGGTAGCAGCCCGATCGCCCCGATACCCACCCCGGCCAGCGCGGTGAGCTCCGCGACCAGAGCGGTGATACCGCCCACCAGTGGGATGACGATAGCCAGCAGTGCGCCGAGCACCAGGTTGAGGCCGACGACAACGGTCGAGATCAGCGCCGAGATCAACCCCAGGGAGACCATCGTCGAGACCAGCGCGCCGACCGCGAGGCCCGCCTGGGTGAGGCCCTCGCCGAACTTCGCCGCGATGCCGCTGGTCGCGCTGAACTGGCTGAGCAGTGTGGTCAGACCCTTGCCCATCACCTCAAACGCAGCCGACGTGGCCGTACCGGCGGCGTCGGCGATGCCGGCGATCCCTTTGAACATCCCGCCGAGGATGCGGGTGACCTGACCGCCGCCCTTCATGCCCCGCGCCATCCGGCGCAGGAAGCCCGCACCGGTACGGTCGGCCTGGCGTTGGATGCGCCTGTCGACCTCTTTGTTGAAGTCGCGGATGAACGCTCGGGCCACTGTGGACCCGACCGCACCGAACCGGTCGGTCATGCTGCGCTCGATGTCGCGGCTCTCGTGGATGGTGATCTTCGTCATCCGGGTACGCCACTGGTCGGCGAAGCTCTCGGTGAACGCCTCGGCGGCATGGCGGCCGACCACCCGCTGCAACGCGTCGGCCTGCCTCTCCGAGTCACGGGTGGCCTTGTTCTCGATGCGCAGCCGTTCTTTCACCACGTTCTTCGCCACCAAGGCGGCGAGCTGTTCTTCGAGCCGGTTGTTGGCGGTGATCTGGCGCAGCCGCTCTTTGAGCGCGGCGCTCTCCTCGGTCTGCGCCATCTTCGAGCCGTGCTTCTCGGCGGCGATGCGCTGCGAGATAGAGGCCTGCTGAAGCCGGAACCGCTCGGCCTGGGCCGCCCTCTCCTCACGGAGCTGCGAGTCGACTTCCTCTTTGGTCATCTTGTCGTTGATGGCCTGCATCTTGTTGTTGTGCGTGACCTGGTTTGACTCGATGCGCCGGTTGAGCGTGTTCTGCGCGGCCACAGACTTGGAGAGCTCGTCGGACTCGTCCTTGAGCATCTTGTCGTTGATGGCCTGCATCTTGTTGGTGTGGGTGAGCTCGGCGGACTCGATGCGCTGGTTGAGCGCCTGGGTGGCGGCCTCCTTTTTGAGGAGCTGGTCCATCTCCTTCTTGAGCATCTTGTCGTTGATCTTCTGCATCTCGGCGGCGGAGTCCTCGGCGGCACGCTCCGCTTTGGACATCGCCTTCTCCATCGAGCCCGACAGGCCTTTCATGTCGGGCTCGATCTTCACCTTGATGGTTTCGTTGACCGCTTCGAGCTGGCGGTTGAGTTCGGTACGGAAACCCTTCGACAGCTCTGGGCGGACTTCGACGTAGGCGACGGCTACCCGCGCCATAGCTCACCTCCGCATACCTTTAGCGAGCACCGCGACGACCTCGGCCGGCGAGGACGCGTGTCGGCGCCCAGGCTTGGACTGAGGCTGTCGCGGTGTCGCTGTCTGCTCGGGCAGCTCCCATGGGTCCGGTCGCGGAATCTTCAGCGGCGGAGGTAGCTTGCCTGACTTGACCCCACCGGCCGCGAGTGTGGCGCGGTAGTGGTGATGCGCGACCTCTACGCCCAGCGCCGCCAGTTCCTCAGCGGGCGACCATTCGCCGGTCAGCTCGCGTCGGTAGGCACTGTCGGTGGGGAGGTTGCGGATGTAGCTGGCGAGTCGTCTGACGTCGAAGCGTTCGCTGGCTTCAGGTGAGAAACAGATGCGAGCGAGGTCTCGTCCGTAGTAGCGGTCGAAGTCGGCTTCGATGGCTGACCAGTGGTAGCCGAGATCTCGTTCGACCGCACAGATTCCCCCAGCGCCGTACCGAAGTATTCAACAACATCCATCACGTCGTTGAAGCTCGGACGGCATGCCTTCAGCCGTGCCCAGTCGGCATCCGGGTTGCGCAGCATAATGCGGAACGCGTCCCAGATCTTGCCTTCGTTGGCTAGTTCGCCGATCTCCAAGGGCAGCTCGTCGATCAGGTCGAACGTCTCCTCACCGAGGATCACCTGCATTCCCTCGCCGCGCTGTGCTGCGCGGGCGGCCCGCTTGGCATTGAGGTCAAGGATCACGGCGCGACCCCCGACTCCCAGGAGTCAGAATCCCAGAAGCACTTGCCCTGGTCTGCGGCTCCCGTGTCGGACCGGGTGACGTACTGCCCGGTCGTCCAGGCGGTGGTCGGTGACGCGGTGACCACACCCGTCATAGCTCCGAGGCTCGACGGAGGCGTCGCTCCGGCTGGGTTCCACGAGCCGGGAGTACCGGCCGTCGCTCCTGTAGCGGCGACACCGCCGCTAGGGGGAAACGTACCCGCGTCGAAGACCAGGTTATACGGCGCCTTCGGCTTGCCGGTCACGTCGTCCATCACGACCTCAAGCCCGAACTCCACATTGAGCAGTGCCGCCTCGTCGGGCTTGAACACACTGTCGTCGCGGCCGGTGACGCGGCCCTTCGGGAAGTACAGGCCCATCTTGATGTCGCCGTCGAGCACCTTCATAAAGATCGCCTTGCTCTCGCTCTCGCCAGGGCCGGGCGGCGTGTACACCACGGTGGACCCCGCGTCAGCGAACGTCCCACCGCCGAGGGCGAACGGGATCGTCACGCGGTCCCAGCCGTCCAGTGCGAAGGTCAGCGACGAGGACAGTCCGGTGGTGACCACGCGGGCCGGGTACGGCGACTGCCAGATCTTGATCTCTTCCGTTTCCTCCTCCGGCGGGGTCCAGCTCGCCCCGTCCTCGGAGATCATCCCGAGCTTCGTCCAGGCAGCGCCCGGGTCTTCGATGTCGTCAGGGACCGGCGTCCCCACGTCAGCGGTGTAGACATCGCCGTACGCGCCGACGATCGGCTGTGAGTTAGTAGTGACGGCCATGACATTGGCCTCCCCCCGGTTGATTCACCTACGGGTGCGCCGTGACTGTGGCGTTGACCGTGTACCTCGGACGCGCGTGGCCGGACTCGTCCGCGCTCTCGCTGTCCGGGCTGTAGGTGACAGCCCCCGCTTTGACTTTGGTGACCACGCCTTCGACGTGGGAGCCCACCATCGCGGCGGCCATTGTGGACATACAGGCGTTCGCCAGGTTGTACGCCACCTTGTGCGTACCGCCGTAGGCGTTGATCTCCAGTTCGATCTGCTGGAGCCAGTTCTTGTACAGCGACTCCCCGCCGGTGCGGATGACCACGACCATCGGCCACGTCCGCTTGTGCGGCATATCGGTGTAGACCCGGTCGTCGGCGAGGTCGGTGACCGTGGTCTGCCCACGCAGAAACGCGGTGACCAGAGCTTCGATGTCGATGCTCATGTCAGCCGCCCCGCCGCGCCCTTGCCGACCCGGGCGACCTGGGATACCCGCATCCCCGCCCGGCGGGCGGCGTTCTGCAACGTCTGGTGGGCGCGGTTGTTGCGGGTACCGAACTCCACCCACCAGCCCTTGTAGGAGTGCGAACCGAAGAACGCGCACGCCCACGAGTTGCTGATGCCCATCGTCGCGCCGTTGCCGGCGACGAACATCCGGCGGATGTACTCCCCGCTGTCCTTCGGCGCGGTCGCCACAGCGATCCACATCGCCCGCTTCGCGTACTCCATAAGCTGCGGGTTGAGGCCCTGGTCGCGGACCACCTTGCGGATTCCCCGCTCGTCCAGTTGAGTCCTCATGCCGTGCTCCTTTCCACGGCGACCTCGACGTGGTGGACTCCAGCGCCGGTCAGGCACGGGTAGTACGCGGGCGGACCGGCGGCCTCGTAGAACACGCCGCCGATCTCCACCCGCGCGAACCCGTCGAGCAGCCCGGCCATAGATGCCTTGAGGTGCAACAGGTACTGGCCCACTTCCGCTCGGCCGTCCTGAATCTCCTGCTGCGCGGCGGGCTGGATGAAGCACACCGTGTCTACCGGCGGAGCATCGACGTAGACAACGTCGCCGTATTCGTCCACACCGGACTCGATCCGGTTGTAGATCACGCACGGCGTGGTGAGGTGCCGCTCCAGCCAGGCTGGCGTCACCATTTGCGGAACTCCCCGGCCAGCACCCACGCGTCAGCATCGGCGTAGATGTCGTCGGGTTCGTCCGGCTCGCCACCGAGGTTCACGCCGATCTGACCGATACCCTTCGCCCCGTCGCCGCCGCACGCGGAGTCGATGAGGTTGTCGAGCAGAGTCATCTCGTCGCTAAGAAGCGAGAGCATGGTGGCCTCGGTGTTGTAGGACACCGAGGTACCACCAACGCTCTCCGAGCGGATACCGGCCGGCACCGCCATCACCTGGTGGACGTGGCTGCACGTCAGGATGGTGAGTACATCCGGATACAGCGCCGCCACTTCGTCTTTGCAGCCGCCGAGGTACACGTCGATCAGCGCCGACGTGTCGTTGAGGCGTTGCTGCATCGTGGGTTCCTGGTCGACCGGCACGTCCACGCCTGTGCGCAGTTCGTAGTCCGCGACGGTGGCGTAACCGGTGACTGGCGGAATGGGCGTGGTCATGCCGGACCCCCTTAGCGCTTGCGCTCAGCGGAGAGCGCTGCCGGACCGGCCGCCCACGCGGTGCCGTTCCACGAGTTGTGCGCGCCGTCGCGGGTGACCACGTACTGCCCGGTCTGCCACGCGGTAGCCGGCGCTGCGGTCACACCGGTCAGCCCGGCGAGGTTCGCCGGAGGCTGCGCGCCGGACGGCATGAAGACGCCAGGCTTGCCAGCAAGGGCGCCGGTGGCCGCGACAGCGGTCTTATCCGTGAGCACCGCGAACGGGTACGGGTTGGTCGTCTGCCCCAGCCCCTTCGGCGCGAGCACCATGAAGCCCAGGCGGATCTTCATCCGCAGACCCAGGGCGTCCTGCTCGGCGAGGTTGATGTCGCCGACCGTGGCCTCGGAGAGCTTCTTCGAGGTGAGCTGCTGGCGGATACCCAGCACCGCCCACGACGCGTCACCCATCACGGCCATCGCCTCAGGGCGGCTCCAGATGCCGGAGTTGACGTAGTTGACCGGCACGCCCCACACGTTGTCGACCGGCACGCCGGCCTGGAGCGAGGTGCCGTACATCAGGTTGCCGTTGTTGTCACGCAGGTTGCGGAAGTACGGCTTGACGAACCGTCCACTGTAGGACTGGTTGACGTCGTAGCCGTCCTCCTCGACCAGCGCCATCGTCGCCGACCACGCGGCGGCCATGTCCTCCTGCGCACCGTTGGTGCCCCACACGTACTGGTGGTCGTGGGCGATCGCCTGGCCGACGATGCCGCCGGCCGGGAAGGTGGACGGGATCGGGTCGCCGGTCGGGCTGCGGCCGAAGAACACGGTGTCGTCGATCAGCACCGCGATCTGCTCGGCGCAGCGGGCCGACACCTCCGACCACAGGTTGACCTCGGAGTCATCGAGCACGTTCTCCGGGATCACCACGATCGTCGCGGCCTCTTCGATGTACATCTCCTGCTGACCCCACGACATCTGCGTGGTGGGCTTCTTCGCGACATCCACGTCATCCGGCGGGGTGGCGGTGAGCCACTTCGCGGACGGGAACGTCTCCAGCAGGTTGACCTTGTACTGCGAGGAGGAGACCGGCTTCTTGGTGAAGGTGTTCATCGCGACGCTCTGCTGCGTCGCCATCTGAAGAATCTCCGGGGAGCGCTGCTCGACGATAAACGAGATCGCGTCTTCCCTGGACAGGTAAGGAGTAGCCATGGGGCTGCCTCTCGTGAGAGGCGACTAGCCGCTCATCCCGTAGCGCAGCAACCGCTCGGTCTCAACGTCGCTGAGTTTGCCGGTCGACTTGAGCTGCGTGTCGGTGGTGAGACGGCGTTGACCGTCGCCAGTGAGTGTTGGCAACGGAGGTGCGCCACCCTGCGGGGCGAATATCGGATAACGGGTGAGCAGGTCATCGACCTTCGCGGTGATCGCGTTCTTGTCGAACCTGCCGGTCTCGTCGATCTCGACGTCGTCCAGGTCGAGCGTGCGCAGCGCCGGCTCGGTAGCCGTCACACCGCGCTCGGCGAGAATGGCCAGGGCGTGGTTCTGCACCAGCGCTTTACGCCACTTCACCTGATACTCGGCCGCGCCCTCAGCCCGAGCAGCCGCGACGGCTTTCTCGGCATCGGACGCACTGGCCAGCCGGATCTTCTCCAGCTCGGCCTCCCGCTCACGGAGCTGGCGTCGCCACTTGGCGTTCTCCGCGTTGAGGTTCGCGATCTCCACGTCCCGATCGGTTGCCGACGTACCCGTAGACGTGGGATCAGCCGGCGCCTGGACACCCGAGTCGGGAGGCTCGGGTGGGGCGGTATTGGTTGGCACGGTCATGCCGTCTCCTTGCTCGTGCGACACCCGGTCGCGTGACTGGACAGGTCGTCAGTGACGGACGAGAATGCTCCGATGACCGACGGTTATGAATGGCTGGACAATGAGCGGCGTAGCACCGAGGTCTACGCGGACGCAGTGCATGAGATGTGCAAATGCCATTGGGATCTGCACAACGTGATCGTCGGCAAAGACCTGGGGCTGCCCGCGATGAAGCTCATCGCGCGGCGAAAGGGCTGCCCTATTCACGGCGCGAAGGGTTACGTCTAGTCCTCTGGCGACTCGATCAGCGCTTCACGGATGATTCCGACCATGGCGTCGTAAGCCACGTTGGCCTGGACTGCCGACAGTGGAATCTCCAACCGGGCCGCGTCCGCCAGGGCGGCTTCCCGGCATCGGTCGCGGAGCCGGACCGCGCGGCGGAACGCCTCAAGGTGGTCACGCATCCGATGTGGACCCACTGATCGGCGGCGGGACGTCAGCGGCGGCGTCCTTCGCCAGCGGCATCGCGGAGGACTGCGCCAACTTAGCGGCCACCACCGCGCTCTCCTCCAACTTGCGGGTCCACTCTTCGATCTCCTCCGGGCTGGCGCCCCACTTCTGCCACAGCGCCGGCCACGGGACACCGAGGGTGCCCATCTTGATGAGCGCGTCCACCTGCTCGGACTCGCTGCGGGCCTCCACGTCCTCCCACACCACGTTGAGGTTGAGGTCTTTGGCGTGGCGCTTAGACCCTGCGGCGGCCCCGCACAACCGCAGCACGTTCGACCAGGCGTCGCCGTAGCTCTGCTGACGTGACTCCACCTTGCGGGTCAAACCGAACTCGGTGGCCCGCACCGACTCACCGGACGGGAAGATGCCCATACCGGCCATAAGGTACGAAGGGGGCGTGCGACTTTGCGTCGCGAGCGCCTGCACGTCGGCGGTGTTGGCCTCCAGGTAACCCTTCAGCTCGGCCGCGTCGAGCTGGCCGACCTTGGTGTCGGGATGGGTGAACGTCCACAGTCGATCGACGGCGGCGTCCACCGGCTCCTTCGGCTTGCCGTTGGCATCGGTGGGTACGTCAACGCCGGTGATCCACGCGCGCGGGAAGCTGGCGAAGCTCTGCGCCATCAACCGGTCGAAGTTGGTTTTGTTGATCCGATCCTGAATGGAGGTCAGCCCGTCGATCTCCGAGGCGAACCCGCCGAGCAGATCCGGCTGGGTGAGCATCGCCACGTAGGGCACCACACCCATCGGGTTGCGCTCCACCGGCGGTGTCACCTCGTCCATCCGGAACTGCCACGCCACGTCGGAGACGTCCACCGTGATCACGCGGGAGTTGACCGCGATCAGCGGTGAGGCCAGGTCGACCAGGTTGGTGTCGTTGGTGGTGAGGTGGAACTGGTAGCCCGGCATGGTGAGATCGGCGTTGACGCAGTTGCGGACGTTGTCCTGCCAGATCCGCAGTGCGGCCAGCGGCTTACCTGTGTCGGCGTCGTAGCGCACGATGCAGCCGGTGGGCGGTTCGCCCACGATGCGCGGTGCGGTCTCACCGGCCCGTGCGGGCCACACGCTGACGTAGGCGAGGCCGTACTTCAGCGCGGCCACGTGGATCTGCGGGCTGACGCCGTCCATGTTGTTGGCCTGCCACCACTGCCACGCCTGCTTGTCCTGTACCGCGTTGGCGCTGCTGCGGATCGAGCCGATCTTCAACCGCTCGCTGACCACATCGACGATCAGCCCGCACCAGTTGCTGCGGCTCATCTCGTGCAGCTCACGGAACTTGCGGGTGAGCCGCTTCGGGTCGGACGGCAGCGGAGGCTGCCCCCGGTAGTAGGAGTCCAGCAGCGCCCAATGCCCGTAGTTGGCGGCGAAGTCGGCGCTGAGCTCGTGGGCCAGGTCGAGCACCAGCTTCGACTGGTCCATCAACTCGCCCGCCTCGGTGATCGGAATCGACGTGCCGGACAGGTAGCTGTAGAGCTGGTCGCGTGCCACCAGATCAAGCGCAGCGGCCATCGCCGCACCTCCTTTAACTGAAGCCGTAGGCCGTCCTGGACTGGGCGGGCTCCTGGCCACGGATGGCCCAGCCACCGACCGCCAGCGCGGTGGTCACCACGGCGTCGATGCGGGTACCGGTCGGTGACCGCACTGGCTTGACCGGCTTCATCAGGTCGGGGTTGTCCACAGCCCGGCGGACCTCCACGCTGTCGAAGCAGTAGAGAGCCACCGGATTGCCGTGGTGGCACCACGAGTGGTTGACGGTGAGCGCCATCAGCTCGCGCATCGGTACCGTCATGCCGACATAGGTCGGCTCGTTGGGGATGATGGGCAGCCGGCGCCCGAAGCGGCGCTCCAGGTTCTGCCTGACCGCCTCACCAGACCACTTGTCGTAGGAGATCTCGCGCACCTTGTACGGCGAGAGCACCTCGTGGATCTGCCGGCACAGCTCGTCGTAGTCGATAACGCTGCCCGGCATAAGCCGTAGGAAGCCCTGCTTCACCCATTGACGCGCTTTGTGCGCGGTCGCCGTGTCTAGAGCGGGCAGAGCTTCCTCGGGGAGCCAGTGCCACCACAACGCGTGGCCCGGCTCCTTAGAGGTGGGAGGAGTAAACGCACACAACGAGGTGAGGTCGAGCTTCGCGGACAGATCCAGGCCGCACCACACCTGCCGTCCGGTGAGGAGCTTGGTGCCCCAGTCGGCGGTGGGCCAGATGTCGCCGGTGCATTCCCGGTAGAGGTGCATCGGCATCCACCGCGTGGACTGCGACACCCATTGGTTGCACCTGAACTGGCGGAACGAGTTCTCGCGCGTCGGATCGTTGCGCGCCTCCATCGCCTCGTCCCGAAACGCCTGGACGGAGAGGAAGTCACCCAGTGCCGGCGCCGGGATCGACCAGTTGCGCTCGTCCCAGATGTCAGCGTCGATCGGCAGATTGCGGATGTAGACGAACCGGTGCGGTTCCCGCTCGGGCTCCTCGGCCACCTTCACGCACTGCGCGTGTTCGGCCGCAGCGAACGAGTTGGGGTCGTTGCCCGCTGTGGTGGCCGCCAGCATCAGCGGCTCGACACGGGCGCCCATCGCGGTACGCATCGCCTCCCACAGTTGGGAGTCCGGCTGGGCGATCACCTCATCGAAGAGCGTCGCTGAAGGGTTGAGGCCCAGGTTCCCCAGGGCGTCCCGAGCCAGCACCGTGTAGTACGAACCGGTCCGCTCGTCCACAATGCGGTGCTCGTGGCGACGCACCCGCAGTCCCTCGCGCTGGTTGAGCTTCGGGGAGAGCTGACACATCCGGCTGGCGACGTCCCAGATGATGCGGGCCTGGTCGCGATCCCTTGCCGCGCCGTAGATCTCCGCGCCTTCCTCGCCGTCGAAGGCGAGCAGATACAACGCGATCCCCGCGAGCAGCTCAGACTTTCCGCATTTCCTCGCGAGCTCTACCCACCCCATCCGGTACTGCCGGACGAAGCGGTTGTGCTCAGGACTCCACCGCACGTTGCCGAAGAGCGGACCCACAATCTCGTTGCGCTGCCACGGCGCCAAGATGAAAGGCTTTCGCGCGAAGGTGCCCTTGGTATGCACCAACACCGTGTCGAAGAAGCCGGCCACCCGGATGGCCCGAGGCTTGCAGAAGTGATCGCCGACCTCGGTACACACCGGCAGGTTCGGATGACAGAAACGCTCGTATGCTGCCGCGTCACATTCGGGGAGGCCCATCGTTAGCCCCCTTGTGAACGGTGCTGGAGAAGTGCTGCTGATCGCCGTCGTGGTCGGTATCTACGCAGCGGTAGGCATCGTCGCGATAGGCAGCCGGTTCCAAAGGCGGGGGAAAAGCCGTGCGCAAATGGCGCGTGAAGATGAGCTTTGTCGGGGACGTGGAGGGCGACACAAGCTTCGCCGCCACGAAGGAGTTCAAGCGGCTGCTCGGCCTGGCGCCGGAGTCCATGCGACCCGAGGTGTCCATGGTCGACCTACAGACCCGTCTGATCTGGAATGAGGAGGAGGCGCACCCCGATGCTGTCGCCCATGATTAGAGCGGGGGTGTCCAGCATTCCCGAGAGCCGCATCATGGATCTCGAAGTAGCGGGGGTGCTGCGCCTGGTCTGCGAGGACGGCTCCTGCGGCGACGCCGCCTTTGTGCTCTACCTCGAAGGCATCTTCCCCGATGGCAAGCGGGTAGCCGGCCACACCCGGCTGACCCTGGAGCAGGTGTGCGGGCTGATCGCGCAGCTCAACGTAGAGCTCGACGACGCGAACATCTCGCAGCAGCGCCGCGAGGAGCTCTCCGCGAAGGTCGCCGAAGAACTGCGGGCGACCCCTCCACCATGGACGAAGAGGCAGTGATGCGCTTCCGCACCGGCCGCAAGCTCGGTCGTACCCTCTACATCCAGCACCGGGAGCACCCGCACTACTCCGACACCTTTATCGGCATCATGGACTCGCGGGCGCTGGGCGAACTGGTCTGCATCGCGCTGAACCGGCTCAGCGATCTCGACCCCGGCATCGTGGAAACGGTGGCCCGGCAGGTGGCCAGGGGAAACATGGTGAGGGACGGAGACCACCCACCGGACCAACAGGATCAACGATCAGTCGATCCAGACGATACGTGTGGCGCCGTTATGCCCATGGATGATCAGCACTGATTCGATGTTGTCCCACAGCACGATAGACCGGTGCTTGCCTTTCCAGCGGATGCACACCTTCCCGTCGTCGAACTCCACGCCGGACGCGACCACGCCGGTACCGGAGACCCCGGTCGGATCGTGGTCGCGTTGCAGCTCGAACCTACGCACGCCGCCTCCCCGATGGTTGACTGACAGCTATGGATGAAGACGACATCGAGATCACCGTTGTCCCGCCGGGTGGGCCGGCTACGACCTACACCACGGTCATCCCGCCCGACTGCCGCTGCTTGTGGGACCGGCACGGCGTGGGTGTCGAAGACGCCACGCTGCTCCCCGAGGACGCGATAGCCACGTGGTATGTGCTGACCTCACGTGACCCGCAGTGTCCGCACCACGGAGACAGGGAGGGTTGACGTGCTACCCGAGCAGCAGGCGGTTCAGAGGTTGACCGAAACGCTGCACCAACGCATTCGGATCTGCAACCTGCTGATCACCGTGCTGGTCACGACAGCGCTGCTCGATCTCGTCTGCGCGGCAATCATGCTCACCTTGGCCGTGCGCTACGCATAGAGCTCCTTAGCGTTGGCCGCCTCGGTGTCGGGCTTGACCGTGCGCCCATGAATCATCGAGCGCCCGTGCGGGTTGAGACCCAGCGCGGTCGCCAATGCGTGAGCTCGGCCCACCGCCCGGTCGTAGGCCGCGATCAGCGGATGCGCCCGCAGCACGCCGGTGTCCAGGTTGGCGGAGCTGAGATGCTTCGCCCTGCCCAGGTCGTCGTGCAGCCGGTAGGACAGCGCGGTCACCTGGACGTAGGCCAGGATCTCCTCGGTGTCGGCCGAGGCGAGCATGTCCATCTCGCGCAGCTCAGTCGTCACCGAGTCCCAGATCCGTCTCTCCACGACGGATAGATCAGCCGGCCGCTTCGGCTCACGCCTGGCCGGCTTCGGCGTGGTGTCAACAAGCTCCACCTTGTCCACGCCATGGAGGAGCTTCAGCTCCACCGCATGCTTACGTGTTGGCATAACTCCTCCTCATCCGGACGCAGACGAAGGTGTCATCTGAATCGCCATGATTTGAACAGTGAAGGTTCCGCTGCTCGTCACGTTGTCGATGTGACGGATAGCCGGCGTGATAGACGTGGCACTCAGCGCGGAAGCGTAGGCGAGGTACACCGATCCGCCGTAGACCGACATGGTGACGATCGGGATCTGCGTGAAGCGGCCGGTGGGGAAGTTGATAGCGGTACCCGCCCCACCTGTTGCGCTGGCCAGAGTCACCGCGCTGGTGCCGCACCACGTCGCCCACGGGAGCGGGCGATCGACGCCATCCAGGAACCGCGTATTGACGCCGTTCTTGCCGACGTGCAACTGGTTGAAGTACGTCGCCATAGCGGGATCGCAGATCGACAGGGACGCGGCACCGCCGTAGGACGTGGTAGCCCCCATGACCGCCGCACTCTGTGTCGCGCCAAGAAGTCGGTTGACGATCACAGCCACGCTATTGACGCTGGTCGGGTCACCGAGATTGACGTTGCCGGTCGGTACGTTCCAGTCCCCGTTGCGCACTCCCTTCAGGTTGGCTGTCACCGTGCCGGCGGTGTTGACTAGGCCCACCTCGGCGGTGTCGGCCACAGCGGACAGGACCACGCCAGGGACGATGGCCGCCTTCAACGGATCGGCGACGTTGCCGCTTCCGCTCATAGTGACCGACGCGGTGTTGCCGGTCTTCACGGCCAGGATGTCAGCCTTCAGCGGATCGGCTGCGGTCCCAGCTCCGGTCAGATCGATAGTCGCAGTATCAGCGATAACCAGCGGTGGAACGCCAGGTGGGCCCTGCGGCCCCTGCGGTCCAGGCACAGTGGAGGCCGGACCCGCTGGCCCAGTCGGGCCTGCCGGACCCTGCGGTCCGGGCGGCCCGAGCAATACCTGGGTGAGGTTGAGGCTGTAGTCCTTCGGCGGGTAGGGGATGCTGACCACCGCCGGATCGGACTCGCTGGTGTTGAGCGCTCTGCCGTCCACATCGGTCATGACGATCCCTCCTATGTGGGCACTGCATAGTTCCGCTTATGGTGTATCGCTTAGCTGACCTGCACTAACTGGAGGTCGTCGATGTTCATCACGGTGCCCGGCGGAGCGGTACCGAACGCATAACCCTGCGCCGCAACCTGACAGGGCTGCGTGATGGCGAAAGGCGGAGCCTGCATGAACTGCCAGGAACCGTTCAAGGTGACGTTCGTAACGGTCTGGCTTCCGCCCGCGCCTACCCCGCTAGCGCGTTGCGTGCGGATGCCAAAACTGAACGTGTATCCAGCAGTTCCCTTGACCCAGAACGCCATCTGGAACATGCCCCGACCGAATACGCGATGAGACCAGCAGATCGCACCCTGCGTGATGGTGCCGTTGTCCTTTGTGTAGAGCATGCTCCACCCGCCGCTATGCGGATCGGTCGAGACACGGGCTCGCGGACATCCGTTGTACTGCGCCCACCAGGCGTTGTTGACACTGTTGGTGTTCTGCTCTGCGCCGGGGTCGACATGGATCTGCTCGCCCGGCGTGTACATATGCGGCAGGATGCGGATCATGCGAACCCCCAGGCCCCCACGGTCGCGTAGCAAACGCCGTTGATCCACGTCAACTGCACGATGTCCATAGCGCTGGGCACGATAGAGAAGTAGGGTGCAGCCCCCGCCTGCGGCCACTTGGTTCCCGCTGGCCAGGTGATGCCCCGGTTACCGGTCGCATCCTGCGTGAGCATGAGGAACAACGTGCCCACGATCGGCCCGGTCGGCAGGTTCGTAATCGTCAACGTGACGTTGCCAGTGAGGGTCATCTTCTGCCAGCGCCCGGCCCGGTAGTCGACCGTCACGGCCCCGGTCTTGTTGCCGAGGTCCACGTAGGACTCGACGTTGTCGACCGGCGCGGCGCTCGGGTTGTAGACGAAGCGGATG